GTTAGGTCAAGGACGCGTGCACATTTTTTGTGCAAATGGCAAAAAATGCCGATAGTAGACACAGCAAGTAGGGTATTGACCGGAAGATATTGCCGAGCGTATTACTACACGCGTGGCAAAACAGAATAAACGGCACTCATATAGCGCGTGCGCAATACATCACGACAGAAGTGTCTCTGCGGTGCAGTTTTGGGAAAAAAAAGGTTTTGATCGGGACTGGGACTGGAGCCAGCAAGAGGCGTGGGTAGTAGAGTTTCAAGCTGACCGCGTGGTGGATCCACCGTTGTCAAAAGCGCGGGAAACGGAAAAACCTGCCCGCAAACCTGCCACGCCGGTGCTGGATTACAAAGAAGCACGCACACAAAAGCTGGCAAAAGAGATTGAGCGTTTAGGAATTATCATCGGTCGCGAAAAAGGCGAACTGGTCGCGGCTGCTGACATGCGCGAAACCGCTACCCGCGTGGTGAGCGTGTGGTGTTCCGAACTGGACGCACTTGTGGGCGATTTGCCGGGACAACTGGCGGGGCTGCAGGAGGCCGACATTCAACCGAAGCTCCGGGCGCGAATTGAATTGTTGAAGGCAAACGCACGGGAGGGGTTTGCTGGGTTATGATTAAAGCACCGTTTCCTTGGTTTGGCGGCAAGTCCCGTGCGGCAGATTTAATTTGGAGCAGGCTGGGTGCTGATTGCGGAAATTACGTGGAACCGTTTTTGGGCTCTGCTGCGGTGTGGCTGAACCGTCCACCCGCATTTGATGGGTGGGCAGCGTTGAACGACAAGGATGGCAACATTGCCAACTTTTGGCGAGCAATGCAGGCCGACCCTGAAACGGTGGCTGCTGCGGCACATTATCCGGTGAGCGAAGCCGACCTACACGCACGGCACTTGTGGCTTGTGAATAACTTGCCAAAACTTACGCCGCGGCTAATGGCCGACCCTGAGTATTTCGAGGCTCGCACCGCAGGTTGGTGGGCATGGGGTGTTTGCCTTTGGATTGGAGGCGGATGGTGCTCTGGCGATGGGCCGTGGCGCGCAGAGCCTGACGCTGACGGGGTGCCAGTATTGACCTTAGGCAACGGTGGAACAGGCGTGAACAGGCAGCTTCCGCATTTAGGTGACGGTGGAAAAGGCGTGAACAGGAAGCTTCCGCATTTAGGCAATGGAACAGGCGTGAACAGGAAGCTTCCGCATTTAGGTGACGGTGGAAAAGGCGTGAACAGGAAGCTTCCGCATTTAGGTGACGGTGGAAAAGGACTTGTTGCGTGGTTTGAAAAACTAGCCGAACAACTAAAAGGCGCACGTATTACCTGCGGAGATTGGGATCGGATTTGTTCGGTCGGCACCATGACCAGAAACGGAGTTTGTGGCGTTTTGTTGGATCCACCTTATTCAACCACAGATCCGGTTTATGCAAACGACGGGCGCGAAATTAGCGCTACTGTTAGGGAATGGTGTTTGGAAAATGAGAGCAACCCGCGGTTACGCATTGCGCTTTGCGGACACGCTGGAGAGCACGACTTGCACGGCTGGGAGTGCGTGCAATGGCAATCGGGCGGCGGCTACCAAGGCGCCGACGACCGAGAACGGATTTGGTTTTCTCCAGCGTGCATTAAACCACAACGCGATCTTTTTGATTTATGAACCCGCTTGCTGAAGGCGCCCGCGCTGGCGTCCGCCTCGCCTACTCCGGCGACCCGCTGGACTGGCTTGAACAGCACGTCCGTTTCCCGCACTCATCCCGTAGCACGCACTTCGACCGCAGCACGGCGCCATGGTGGAACGCGGTGATTCACGACTTCGCCGACCCGACGTGTCGGCAGACGTTCGTCCAAGCCTGCACCGGCGCCGGGAAGTCCACCGCGCTCGAGGCGCTGGTGTGCTGGGCAGTCGCGCAGCAGCCTGGGCCGATGCTGTCAATTACCCAGACGGACCAGACCAGCGCGGAGTGGATGGCAACGCGGCTGATGCCGGTGCTCAACGCGTGCGAACCGCTGCGGGAATTGATGCCGAGCAACCGGCACCACACAAAAAAGGACGGGATCTATTTCGCGCACATGCCGCTGATGCTTGGCGGCGCAAACTCGAGCAACGCGCAGGAAAAAAGCGTCCAAGCGTTGTTTTTGGATGAATGCTGGCAATACAGCGACCTGATCACCCAGTTCAAAAAACGGCTACACGACCGGTGGAACGGTTACGCGCTGCTGACCTCGCAATCGTACGAAGAACCGCACCAGCTGACCGAGGAGTGGCGCTCCGGTGAAGAGTTTGTCTGGTGCCACCGGTGTCCCGGCTGCGAGGCGTGGGTGAAACCGGAGTGGGTGGACATAAAATACGACGAGGCCAAGAACCCGCAGGGTGAATGGAACTGGGGCGAGCTGGTGAAGTCGGTCCGTCACGAATGTCCGCACTGTGGGCACGTCACTCCGGACACGATGGCGGCGCGCCGGGCACTGACGCAGCGCAGCGAGTGGAGAAGCGAGGGCAATGACCACGTGGAAGGCTACCGCTCCCGGCGGGTGAGCGCGCAGTCGGTTTATTGGATCCGGTGGAGCGACCTCGTGATTCAATGGTGCCAGGCCTGCGACGCCAGGCACCTTGGGGTGCTGCAGCCGACCAAAGATTTCCGTATGCAGCGGCTCGCACAACCGTGGAAGGCCGAGGAGGAACTCCCGGCGCTGGAACTCGAGGCGGCGGAGTATTTCCAGAACGAATGGCAGGACGGGCGCCCGATGCCTGACGAAGCGGCGCGGCTGTTTACGGTGGACTGCCAGCAGGATCACTACTGGGGCATCGTCCGAGCGTGGCTCAAAAACGGGCACTCCCGGCTGCTCTGGGCCGGAAAAATTCTGACGGTGGACCAGCTCCGGGAACTCCAGACGCGGCTAAAGGTGCCCGACAAGCGGACCTTGCTGGACGCTGGGAACAGTTTCCACGGGCGGGTGTACGACACCTGCGCAAAATACGGGTGGACCGCGCTCATCGGGCGGGCGGAGGACCACTTCACCGTCCGGGGCACCGACGGGAAACCCATCCGCCGCTACTACAGCGCACCGGATCGGGTGGTGGCGCCGACAACGCGGGACGCAAACGGCAAGCGGGTGTTTGTGACGTTTTTTTATTGGGCGTCGGACCCGATCAAGGACGTCCTCGCCAACCTACGCAACACGGGATCGCCGGTGTGGGAGTTTCCCCAGGATGCGCCGCCTGAGTACGTGCGGCATCTAAACTCTGAGCGCAAGCGGGCAACGGTGGACAAGCGGACCAAGAAAACTCGGCTCCGGTGGACGGCAACCGGGCGACCGAACCACATGTGGGACGCGGAGGCCATGAACGTGCTGGCGGCGCAGATTCTGGGGATCCTGCCGGACATGGTGAGCACCGCGCCGGAGGTTGACGAAACTCCCGCTGTGGAATAGGGTGATGGCTCAACCATAACACCTGGACGGGTGTGAACGGGTGCCCCGGCTCGCGAGTGCGATGTCCGGGGCTTTTTTCTTGTCCCTAACGCTGTTTTTGATGGCACCGGACCAGCGACTCCTTTTGCAAGTATTTCTCACGCGGGACGTGGCCGAACTTCGCGCCATCATTTCTCAAAAGTTTGACCTCGTCACCGCTGGAAAATCCACGCTGGTATCTTCGGCAATCGACGGCGCCAGTTTCCAGTTTAACGTCGGCGGCACGCTGTCGCCGCTGGACGTTATCATGCTGGCGCAACAAGCGCTCAACTACAAAGCCGCGGGGCTAAACGGACCGGTGCGCCGGACTCAGGCTTATTTTATATGAGCTTCCTTGATAAGTTTAAGAAAATCGTGGGGCTGGGTGCTCCCAAGGTTGGCGCGAATTACAATGCTTATCGGCGCCAGCGACTAATTGAAGGCGGAGTCTGGGGAGAACCGTATTGGAGAAATCACACCCAGAGCATTTCCCGCGAACTCACCGTCGGGGAGTGGCGAACCGTCAACAGTGCGGCGCGGAAGCTATACTGGAACGTGGGAATGGTGAACGCTGCCATCGACCAGAAGTCCATGCTGTCCGTCGGCATGGCGATGCGACCGATTTTTGTTGGCGTTGACAAGGAATGGGGCAAGGTGGCCGAATCGGTGCTGCTCGACTGGATGCAGATTGCTTATCTCGACGGCAAAAGCTGGTGGGAGGGGCTGCGGCTTGAGTCCACCGCGATTGACCGCGAAGGCGATTTGCTGACGATCCTGACCACAACCGCCAACGGTTACCCGCAGCTGCAGCAAGTGCCGTGGCACCAAATCGGATCCCGCGGGGACGACGGCGTGCTCACCGAGGGCCGTTACCGTGGGCTCCGCATTTACAACGGTGTCATCCTAAGCAAAACCAACCGCGCCGTGGCTTACCGGGTGCTGGGCGAGGCGCAGGATGGCAGCGAGGACCGGGACGTGCCGGTGCAGTCGGCGATGCTGACGATGGACCCCCGCGAGGTGGATCAAGTCCGCGGCATCAGTGCGTTTGCGCCCGCAATCCGCGACCTATTGAGTCTGAAAGACCTTGGCGACGACATCCAAGCAGCGTCCCGCATGGCTGCCAAGATCGGGCTTTTGGTGACAAACCAACAGGGCATGGCAGACGCCGGGGACGCGTACAACGCGCTGAGCGAAACTGCGATTCCGCAGTGCCCGCCGGGACTCAGCCTGACACCGATGGCTGGCGGGCGGATTGAGTACCTGACCGCAAACGCCGGTGAATCCATCCAGCAACTCGACGCAAAAATTCCGACCGAAGCGCAGGACCGGCTGCAGGAACGACTGATCCGCAACGCACTGCTGGCTGCACAATGGCCGCCGGAGTTTGGCTGGGACATGAGCAAACTGGGTGGTGCCAGCGCCAGGATCATCCTTGAGCAGGTCAATCGCGTTACGTCCGAGCGGCACGCGTATTTGTCCGCATTCTGCAAACGCCGGTGCGCTTTTGCGGTGGCTCGTTTTGTGGAGTTGGGCATTTTGCCGCCCTATACGGGACCAGACGCTAATCGCGGCGGCGCATACCAGTTTCGATTCACGGAACCGGCGCGACTCACCGCGGACGCCGGTTACGCTAACCGGGATGCCATCGAGGCGTATCGTGCCGGGATGCGCAGCATGACTGACATTCTGGCGAGTGGATCCAAAACACTGGAGGAGCACCTAGACGAAGTGGAACGCGAGGAGCTTGAGATTCGGCGCCGCGTGGAGCGTTCCGGACTCAGCCGCGACGTGTTTGGGCTCCTAACACCCAACGGCAACCCGCCGACAACCTCACCAACCGAATGAAATTTCAACGCGTCCTCGAACAGGTTTTTTATCGTCCGTGGCTCATAACTCCCGGCGGTTACGCAGCTGTGCGAAAGCTCGTGGAGGGGCGGATCCTGCGCGCCAACGGCGAAGGATACGAAATGCTGGACGGCATGACCTCCAAGCGCGAGGAGATGGAAATTGACGGCAACGGCATCGCGCACATTTGCATCGAAGGCACGCTAGCGAAGGGAATCTCGCCAATCGAGGCGTGCTGTGGAGCGTGGGATTACGAATGGATCGCCGAGGATCTAGAGGACGCCGTGGAGGCAAACGTGCGCGGAATTTTTTTGGAAATAAACTCTCCCGGCGGCAACTGCACCGGCTGCACCGAGGTGGTGGATATGATCCAAGCGCTGACGATCCCGATTGTCGCTTACAGCGAGGACACGGCGTGCAGCGCTGCGTACAACATTGCTGTCAGCTGCGATAAAGTTTTTGGATCATCCGGATCCACATGGGGCAGCATCGGCACCATCATCCCTTGGCTTGACCAGTCGGCAGCCTATGAGGCCGAGGGGCTCAAGTGGGATCCGATTACCTCGGGACCGCTGAAGGGCGCCGGGATGGGGCCGTCGCTGACCCCGGCGCAGCGCGCAAGCCTGCAGCAGCTGGTGGACGATAGCTTCGCGCAGTTTCGCGACAACGTGCTTCGCAACCGGCGCGTTGCTGACGAATTTATGACCGGCGCCGCTTATTTGGCACCACGCGCAAAAGCCGCAAATCTTATCGACGCAGTGCTCACAGAAGATCTTGCCTACGCCGAGCTTTTGCGTATGTTGCCAGCGTAGTGTTCGTCGTCTCGAGCCTCCCGTTCGGTTTTTCATGGAACCGGGCGGGAGGTTTTTTCTTGTCCGGAAGCGATTGGTTGTATGGATCAACCATCGACCCTAACCGACGCGCTGGCTGCGCTGTCTGCCGCGCAGACGGATTTGGCCGCGCTTAACGCGCTCACCGCGGAACACTCCGCCGTGGTCGCTCAATTTGAAGCGCTCAAGGCCAAGGCCGCGGATCTTTCCGCCGCGCTGGACGTCGCGAACGCAAACAACCGCGACCTGGCCGCCGCACTCGATGCGGTGAAGGCTGCCGAGGCTGATGCCGCCGCAAAGGCGAATGCCATCGTGGCAAATCTCGGCGTGGCTCCCGTCGCGATCCAGCCGGAGCAGGCGACCGCTCCAAAGTCCAAAGATGAGCTTTGGGCGCACTACATGACTTTGGGTTTTGTTGAACGCAATCAGTTCTTTGCGGCCAACAAAACCGCAATGCAACTCCACTCCTAACCTCTACTAACACAATCATATGGCACTCAATGGTGTTTTTCTTGCTCAAATTGCGCAGCAATCGCTGGCGCACCTCACAAACGCGTTTGCTCCGCTCCGCGGCATCACCACAGACTTTTCCACGGACGTAGCGTCTGCTGGGCAGTCCGTGACCACCCGGTTTGCCACGGTTCCTTCTGTGGTGGACATCTCCAGCGTGGGATACACTCCTGTGGCTGGCGACACCACGGCGCGCACCATCACGCTCGATCAGCATCGCGGCGTGACACTGGGCTTCACTGACATTCAAATTTTGCAGTCCTCGATCAACTTCGAACGTCTGTTTCTTGCGCCTATGGTGCAGGCCTTGGGCGCCAAGGTTTTTGGTGATTTGTGGAACCTCGTGACTGCCGCAAACTTCACTGAAACGGCTTTGTCCTCCACGGCGGCTAATTTTGACCGCCAGGACGTCATCGACCTTGCGACGCAGCTTACCAGTTCTGCGAAGGCGCCCAAGTCTGGTCGCGCTGTGATTCTTAACCCGAGTTATTACGGCGCACTGTCGAAAACCTTCATCAGCGCGGAAATTCCCGGTATCACGCCGTTCAAGGCCGAAAACCTTGTGCCCCGCGTGTCTGGGTTCGATATTTACGAGTCCGACCTGTGCGACAACAACAGCGAATCGCTCGCCGGGTTTGCAATGCACAGTTCCGCGCTCATCATGGCTGCCCGCCGTGTGAACCCGGAGGCCGCGCTGCAGGACTCCATTGAAATCGCCGAAGTGATTGTGCCCGACCTGGGGCTGCCGGTGACGTTCCGCCGGTACTATGACCGTGCGCTGGGTCAGACCTGCATCAACGTGTCCGTCATTTACGGAGTCGCAAAAGGAACCAGCATGGGCGTCCGCATCGTCACTCCCTAACGGTTGACAGCATCAACAGCCGGGGCGCTCTGCAAATGGGGCGTCCCGGCTTTTTACGAATATCCCAAAGATGAAAATCTCACTGGTTCTCGAGGACGTCGGCGCAGGTCCGCAGGTTATTTTTTCGACCGGCTCACCAGACGAAGCCCGCAAGTTTTACAAGGCACACAACAACGCCGGGCGCGTTTATCTCGTGTGCAACCCTACGCCGGAGGGATCCAAGCTCAACAAGGCCGTTCCTGAGGCGCCCAAGCCTGTTTCTCGGCGCCGCGCAGAGGCTGCCCCGCTGATCTGATGAGCGACTGGACGGACATCACTGCTGCCGCAATGGGCGAGGCGCTCGGCTTTATGCAAGCCGACAGCGTCACCTACGCAGGCGTGACGGTGGTGTGCGTTGCTAGCGAGAAAACGAGCGACATTCTAGCCGCGGGCGGGTTTGAACAGCATTTTGCCGGGTTTGTCCGAGTGGCAAAGGCAGGCTTTCCGGTTCCCGTGAAGGGCGCCAAACTCAGCGTCAACGGCACCGAACGGCGCATCACCAGCTGGGACGAAGATCCTGTCAGCTGGAAAATTTACCTGGAGGACGTGACGCGATGATCGACGGCGTTTTCTCCGCAGCAGTGCAGGCCGCGCTGACGTTGGCACTTCCCGGCGTTTACATCGGCGAACCGCAGGACGACCAAGCAATTCCGGCAAAAGCCGTGCTGATGGAGTTACAAACCGACATCGTGGTCGGCAGTCCGTTGCAACGCGGCACGCTGACGCTTAACGCCGTGAGCCAGGCTGACGACTACACTCGAGCACAACACGCGCAGTTTGTCGCCGCGGTGGACGCTGCAATGAGGACGCTGGTGCTCGTTTCCAACGCGGTGCAACTTTACGGAGTGGTGGCGCAGAGCACCGACAACCTGCGCGAAGAACGGCACTGGCGGACTGCAATGCCTTACGTAGTCGGATTTGGCCCTAAACCTTAAAACCTTATGCCTGTATCATTTGGAGCAACTTCTTTCGGCGTCACTTTGCCGAGTGGTTATTTGCAAGAATCTACAAAAGAGGAAGTTGTGGAGCTTGCCACAATTCGAGACCTCGACGGCCAGACTGTAATTGTGCAATCCAAGCCGCGAAGCACGACGACCACGACCGTGAAAACAAAGGGCGAAGCTGACTTGGAGGCAGTTCCGGAAGGAACCTTTACCGGCGCAAAACTCACGTCGGCAAAAGTTTCTCAGACCAACGACGATTTCTCAACGGCAGAAGCCACTTACACACTTTTCGCTTAAAAATTATGGCAACCTTCGGAGTCACTATTCTTGCGCCGTCCGGATCCATTGTTGAGTCGCTCGACATTGAAATGAAGGGCGAGTTTAAGCAGCTCATCAACTCTGCGGGCCAACATTCTGAGGCGCGCACTTTTGACACCACCTACACCATCAGCATCAAAGGCAAAGGCGATGCCGCGCCTTATGGTGCTGGCGATCTAACCGGCGCGATCACTGGGGTCACTGGCAAAGGCATCTGGACCAACGTCACGTTGGATTCCAAAAACGATGATTTCCGCGGTTGGAGCGCAACCGCAACGGTTTACAAAAACGCTGCATAACTTATGCCTGCAATGCGCCTCCGATTACTTGAGGACAACGAAGCTCCGGGAAAGAGTTTTAACACTGACATCATCGCCGCTTGGCTTACTAGCGGCGGCGCTCTGGTTAAGCGTGGCGGTTTTCAGCATTTTGTGGACGAGGCTGGAAAAGCTCACGTCCGATGGATCGTGAATTGCGACGTGCTTGCGCGGCTCGACGGCGTCGAGATTGACTTCGATGAGTTTCGCAAGCGGTTCGAGGATTTGGAGTGGTGCAAGGCAAATCCGGACAGTGACATTTCGTGGATGCGCGGTTACCGGGACAACGCACGCGACCTCAAGCGGTTTGCAAAATCGGCTGCCGTTGGTATTTCCCGCCGTGACGGGCAGGCGTTTGGCATCGTTTATCCGGACTCACCGGACTGGCTGAAGCAGGAGTTTCAAGCGCGTTTTGTATGAGTCCGTTTTTTCTCAAAAACACACAAATCGGACCGCTCGAACTCAGGCCGTGGACGCTGACCACGCAACTCGCGATCTCCGAACTGGGCTTGGCGTCGCTGTCCGACCAAGAACAGGTGGTGGCGTGCGCATGGCTGCAGAGCCGCGAACCCGAGGACGTGGAGCAGGCAATCTCCGACGGCACCGCACTGGCTGCCATCAAGGCGTTCACGCGGGCGTTTCCGTTGGCTTTGGCAAAGCCGGTGGCTGAATGGTGCCGCGGGCAGGCTGAGGCCGTGGAAACCGGCCGTGTGGAGGTTATACAGCAACCCGGTGTGACACGGGAGGGCGTGCCAAAAAACTAACGGCGCCAGGCTGGGAGGAGGCCTTCCTCTTGGTGCTGGCGCGAGAAACTGGATGGACTCAGGACCACATACAACGCCGGGCGCCGCTGGCGCAGTTGCTCCGAGTTTACCACGCGGCAATCTGGGGCAACGGCGCGTGGACGGTGCGGCGCAAACAGCAGGCCGCGGAGTTTGTGTTTCCAGCGCAGGCACAGCAGGAGGAAGACGATGAGTGACACCATCACTTGGGACTTTAACGCAGCGCAGGCACGGTTTTTATCTGAACTACAACGCGTGGTGGCGTCGTCACGCCGGGGCGCACGGCATGAGGTGACCGAGAATTTCAAAGGCGTAATGCGATTTGTTTTTGCTGTGACGCCACCTATGGGCGGCCGACGCTCCTCGGTGACAACCGGACGCAACATCCGCGTGAATTTTGCAGCAGGCAAACGGCAGGGGCAACGTGCGATCGTAAAAGACTTATCACGAGCGTTTCAGCCGATTCCTGCAGCGTTTAAGCAAACGGCGCGGCGTCCCGGCGGATGGGAGCGGATCCAAGCTAGGTTTGGGCAGCGTGCCACGCAACAGGCACTCGACAAGACCCCGGAGGCGGTGCTTGCTTGGTACAAATCCAAGCGCAGTCGCAACCGCCGGATCATGGGGCGCCCGAGGCTGCCGACGTGGACGACCAGCATCAAGTTTGTGGAGCGTGCCCTGCTCAAAGAACAAGGACTTACCGCATCAGGGTGGCTCGCTGGCGCAAACCGATTTCGCGTCCGCGACATTCCGGAGTGGATTACTCGGCACAACGGCAAGGTCGGCGGCTCGGTGACGATTCGAGACACTGAGACCGAGCTCAAGTTTTTAGTGACAAACGCAACGCAGCACAACGACTCACCGCGGATCCAAGGGAAACTTGCCACCGCGCTGACGCTGCAGGCCAACGCCATGGCGCGGCGGATGGCTGCTTTAGCAAACCGCGAACGTATACGCTGACCTATGATTTTTGCATCACTCGGACTGGACTGGTCCAATTTTCAACGCGGCATGGCCGGGGCAATGTCCTCGGTGCGTCAACTAGCCGGTGGCGCCAGTTTGTTTGCCGGGGTGGCAGTAGCTGCCAAACAAATGATGGACGCCATCAACATGGGCGACGAACTGGTGGACCTCAACGCACAAACGGGCGTCGCCATCGACAAACTGATGGAACTGCAGATGGCTTTTGACCTCAACGGGATGAAAGCCGAGCAGGTGCAGCCGGTGCTGGCAAAAATGCAACGGCTCATCGCGGAGGCCGGATCCGGCAGTGCAGACGCTGCCGCTAAATTCACGCTGATGGGCATCGCGGTCGCTGACATCCAAGGGCTGAACGCGGATGAGCAGCTGATGAAAATCGGCGAGGCAATTACCAAGATCGAAAACCCGGCGCAGCGTTCCGCGGTCGCGATGGACATTTTTGGCAAGTCCGGAGCAAAACTATTGTCGGTGTTTTCGGCGGGCGGAATGGAGGAAGTGCGCAAGGTGCTCGGCAATCAGTCGGCGCTCCTACTGGAAAACGCTGGGGTGTTTGGCAAGGCGAGTGACATCCTGGGACTGACCGGCAGCAAGGTGCGGGGGTTTTTTGTGGGGATCTCTGCGGAGATTGTGCCGCAACTGATGGGGGTTTTAGAGGCTGCCGAAAAACTGGACTTCACGAATTTGGGAAAAAGTTTCGGCGATGGAATCGCAATTACGCTAGAGTTAATTGACCGGACTTTTGGCAAAATCATGGCCATGGGTGAAAAGGCCGCCAAAACACAAAGCACTTACGGCGGGCAAGCGTTTATGGGGATGGGTGGCATGGCGGGGCCTGGCACTGCATTAAGTGCAGCCACCGAGGCAGCAAAACAAGAACAACCGCGCACCAGTTTTTTTGCGGAAATCTTGAAAGACATTGAGGCAAAACGTGAAGAGGCGCGAAAAAAATATGCAACCCCAGGCGCCGCTCCGACCGGCATGGACATCATCCGTAAAGCTGGCACCAGTGGCCCGCTTGGGATGAGCGACATTTCGAGCCTACAACGAGTCGGCGGAGGTTCTGCACTGTTGTCCGGAATGCAGGACAATTCGCCAGCGTATCAATCTGTGCGAATCCAAGAGGACATTCGGGATTTCATCAAAGACCTCATCAACGTGGTCAAAGAAAACGGACAAGATTACCAAGTAACACCTTCAGGTGGAAACGGACTGGTTCTCACCGCTTAATTTATGCCAACAGAAACACAAGTAGAAGTTTCGAGGGATCCAACAGGCTTGGTGACTCGCACGGTTACCAAGCAATCATTGGCTGGATGGTTTGACCCTAGTAACGATTGCAGAAGTTACCGAGTTACGCAAGTGGATGGCGTTGTTACAGTGGCAGAGGAGTTTTTTGATGTAATGCCGCCGGTCTACAACCTGGACGTTTCTACCACTCAAGAACCTGTCGAGTCACATCCATATTTTGCGTCGTTGACTCAAAAAAACAGAGAAGATTGGGGGATGTGGAAGCAGAACCCAACTAATCCAGAACTAAATGGATGGACACCCGCAAGTGACACTTCAGAGAAAATTGCGACCTTGTATGCGCTATGGAACAAAGGAATTACTAATTATTTTGCTCCGCGAATTGTTATTAAATGCACTACTTTAGAGGACACTGAACCAAGTGCTGCAGCTGTTGGGATTATTTCCAGCACAGGTTATGGTGGAGATACTGGGCCTGTAAATTTTATTTTGACTGGTCTGAGCGCGCAACAAGAGGGAGTTAAATGGCGTGTCACTCGCGAGTATTTGGGAAGTGCTCGCGGCAGTAATTGGGAGCAGGTTCTTTATACCTAATGGATATTCCAGAATTTCGTCGCGGTCTTGAGTTGACTTCGCGAGAGCTTAATAAATTAAGTGACGCAGTCAGATCTGCTGCTGTGACTTCTGTTATAGGGGGCACTTTTACTCGCACTCCTGGCGGCACTACAATTATTGTTTCCGATCAGGTTCGGGGAGGTGGTGGCGGAGGTGGAAGCGCAATATATTGTCCCTTCCAATGCAGCGATGCCAGTGACTCAAACGGGCTCAAAGTACAGGTGGGGTGGGGGTTGATCTGGCAAATGCTGCCGACCGGAATGTTTCCTGACAACAATCCGCCGCTCAAATTGGTCGTCTCTGAAAGCTGTTTTATCTACAGCAAAATAGTTTTCAACACAGACACGCTTTTGCCGACTGAAGTTTTGTTTAGTGTTGAAAATACAATTAAAACAAACACAGCCACAACTCAGTACAATTTAATCGCTATTGTTACTGTAGATACCGATGCTGAACCTAATGTAATCAGCAAGATTCAAAACATGTGCCAGCAACCGTTTCCAAGTCCGTGCGCGCTTGGAGTTTAACTGATGAGCATTAACAGTTTTAAAACTAAATCATCAGTTTCTGTTGATGTAATGGTCAACTGTTACGGCAGTTTTAACCCGTTTGCTGGGTTTGGTAACATGCAGTGGTCGCTTACTGGGAACGTGTCTGGCTCAAGTGGAACTATTCCCGGCGTGCGGGAAATTACTTGTGAAAGATACCCGCAAACTCAAAATGTTTCGTTTTACGAAATCAACGGAAGCACTGGATTCACTTCTGGAACAATACCTATTGGCATTCAGCCAGAGATATTCTTTGGAGACAACAAAGGTTTTTGGAAAGTTAACACAGATCCGGTTTTGCAGCCAAACGGAAAAATCAACGGACAAGACGCAAGCCGTTTAATATATTATATTGTTGGGCTTCCGGAAAACACAACGGAAGACGATCCCATTTTAATATCCCCTCAAATAGACAACCTTTTCAGAGTTTATCCGGGAGATTTTGTTTGCATTGACAGAATTTTTGGGGCTCAAAGGTGGACGGTTTATCCTAAATTCAGGCTGCCAAAAACTGACAGAACTTTTCTTTGGACGCCAAACACCAGTCCAGTTTTGGCATCCGGCGGCATTGCAGGAGGCGTTCTTGCAAAGCCCGGAACAATAATGATTCCAGACAAAGATTTTTGGATTATAGATCCAGCAAATGCCATTGACGGAATGCGATATTTTTATAAGGGCATTGGAATTTTGTTTAATGGCCAAAAATGGTCGCAACTAACTGGAACTCCTTTTGTCTTAAATCCAGAAAGCGATTCGCCAGCAATTTGGAATAGATACGTCACTTTTAATTCTCCAAATTATTACGAGCGCAGATTAGAATTTGAGCACACTTACAAATTTAACTTAAATACAATTTTTGATTTAAGCACAAACTCAGATTTGCAATTTACAATTACACCAGAATCTGGAACGCCAGTTAGTTATCCTGTTGTTGTTTTGCAAGGTTTAACTACACCTGTTTTTGTAAATCACGGAGACGCCTACAGTGCCCACGAAGTAAAAACCAGACAGTTTGCAAAGACAAATAATTTGAATTGGTATGGCTCAGGAGTGATTGTTGCAGTTTATTTTGACGAAAACCCATCAATAATTGAACTTTTAATTTCGTTTTTTGAAAGCGGAAACAACACCGAATATCAAACTGAAGGCATTGGCGACGAAGGGCAAACCCTTACTAATTTTTTTACAACATCCACCTCAATTACAGTTTCATGATTCCGCGCTGGCTTGTGGATAAACGCGCCGCCGTCTGCTCGAGTTGCCAGCAGCAGTTAACGTGTGCCGGTAAATTTACAATCGGCAACCCTGAGCCACAGTGCCCGCTGGGACTGTTGGCAACGCAGCAGGACGAAGTGGCTGCGCGGGCATGGCCGACGGGCGCGCAACAGATCTCCGGGTGCTGTGACAGTGCGCTTAATTACTTGTCCCGGCACTCTGATTTGTAATGGTCGCCGTCCAAACATCATCCACCATCCAGCGCGGCACCGACTGGGATTTTTCGTTTCGACTCCAGGAGGATGGGCCGTGCTCCGAGTTTGCCGACCTGACAGACTGGTTTGTGGCGGTGACCCTTAAAACCGCCGCCGGGGTGTCACTCACGACTCCGAGCATCGTCCGTAACGAACCCGAGACCGTGTCGCTACGGCTCACCAACACGCAAACGGCGCTGCTGTCGGCGCAAATGGGCGCGCAACTGGTGGTTAACGTGCAGCGCCCGGACGGCTGGGACATTCGATTGATCGAGGCTCGAGTCACAATCTGCTAACACTATGAGCTGCAATTCCACATGCGGTCCTTTGGTCGTCACGTTACTAAGTGGACCACCCGGAACACCGGGGCCACAGGGCGATGTGGGGCCAGCAGGTCCACAAGGGCCGCAAGGCCCTCCCGGAACCTTTGGCACCGTCACCGGTGACCTATCTGTCACCACGGTGGGCAGCAACAGTGTTGCTACAGTTACCGGCATCCGCGGCAAAACCGTGTCGGCGACGGCGCCCACCACAAACCAAGTTTACCAATTCACCGGCACCGAGTGGGAGCCGGTTAACTTCACCGCAGGCACTTACTAATCCACGACCATGGCATTTCCCATCATCCCTATCCGTAACGCAGTAACAACGTCCCCAGACGCGCCGCTCGCTGGAGCGCTGCAGCTGGCAGAGTTGGCAGTTAACACCGCGTCCGGCAAACTGTACCTCAAGGCCAACTCCGGCGTGGTGGAAATTGGCGGCACGCAAAACGCGCTGACCACCAATGACCTCAGTCGGCTGGCGGTGGCTGACAAGGTGCCGCAGCTAACCTCCGCCGGGTTGATTTCTAGCTATCAGATTTCCGGGCTGACCACCGGACAGATTGCTGCGCTCACGACCACCGCGGTGGCTGGGCTGATTCCGCAACTCGGATCCGACGGCAAAATCCCCAGCGCGCTGTTGCCCGCGGTGTCCGTTGGCGCGCTGACCTACAAAGGCGCCTGGACGGTTAACACGTCGCCGGTGATTGCGTCCGGTGGCGTCGTTGGATCCGGCACGGCTGCCAAGGGCGATTACTACGTTGCTGCAAACACCGCCACGACAGGCACCGCGATCGACGGCAAAACCCAGTTCCTCGCCGGGGACGTGCTGGCGTTTAATGGCACGACCTGGGATCTAATTCATGGCGGCACCGCCGAGGTGGTCAGCGTCAACACCGTTGGACCCGTTAACGGCAACATCACGCTGACGCCAGCCAACATCGGCGCAGTTTCCACCGCACAGCTGACGCAGCTGGCAACCCCGTCCGGAGTCCCGCAGTTGACCTCCGCGGGCGCCATCAGCACCACTCAGCTGCCGATTGCTACCACCGCGCAACTTGGGATCTTGAGCGTGGATCCGGTGGCAAGCAACTCGCTGTTTGTGTCCTCGGCGGGCGCCGCGAAAATCATTCCCGGCACGTCCACCGTGGTGGGCGGCATCAAGTCCTCTGCATCAATCGAAATCGCCGGTGACGGCACCGCCACGGTCGCAAGCGCTGGAACCTACTAAACCATGGCATTCCCGATTATCCCGCGCCGCCGTAGCGGCACAGCAGGCAACCCGACCAGTCTCAACCTGGGCGAGTTGGCGGTGAACACGGCAACCGGTAAACTGTACCTCGGCGCTGACGCTGGAGTCACCGAAATTGCCACCGCGGTGTCCGCTGGGACAACCGTCACCGAACACACGGGCGACGGCACTACGGTGGCGTTTACGTTTTCAGGCTACAACGGCACGGAGGACGGCGGCTACATCGTGAGCGTGGGTGGAATTGACCAGCCACCGAGCAAATACAGCATCACCAACACCGCGGGGGGCACCATCACGTTTGTGGAGGCTCCGGTGTCTGGCGAGCTCATTAGCATCCGCGCAATCGTGGCGGGATCCGGGGGCGGCGGTGGCGATGGCAACGCCATCCAGATTCAGGGCCGGGACGTTGCCAGTACGGCGCCAACCGCTGGGCAGGTGCTTGCGTGGAACTCCACGGCGTCCCAGTGGCAGCCGACATCACTAAACGGATCAGTCAGTTTTAACACTGCCGGAACGCATCAGTGGGCGGTTCCGGCGTGGGTGCGTTGGGTTTACGTTAACGCAGCCGCAGGGGATGGAAGTAACGGGACAGCAACAAACGGGCAAAACGGCGCGGCCGGTGTCAGTGCTTATTTTGACACGGAAAACAATACCTGGGTGGCGCCAACCCAAGGCGCCAACGGAGCAGATGGCACTGCTAGTGCTGGTGCTGCCGGGAAATCAATTTCCATTGCCGCGCTCTCATTAGACTATAACGGAGGCGCGGCGGGATTGGCTGGTGTTCCGGGTAAAGGCGGCGGCGGCGGCGGCGGCGGCGCATCTGAACTTTCTGGGTTTGCTGCGCTTGCTGGGCTTCCTGGAACTGGAACTGGAGCAGGACAGGCAGGGGGCGCCGGAACATCCACATCATCTGGCACTGGTGGACTTGCTGGCGGCGGCACTGCAGCTGATGGCAATGGTAGCATGGGCGGTTCCGGTGGGGAATTTGGGGGGAGCGGTGGAAATGGAGGTGATGCACAGTATGCTGGCGGCGGCGGCGGCGGTGGCACTGCTAGTTGTGGTGGCGGTGGTGGCGGTGGTGGATACAGTACTGGCAGCAGTACGCCTGGAGGACCGGGGATCGGCGGCGGTGGCGGCGCAGCAGACACGTCCATGTCCGCAGGCGGGACTGGGGACACATTTGCTGGCGCAGTGGATTTTTCCACTGTCGCAAACACCACAATCGACATCGTAATTTCCGAAGGCGAAGGAAACGCCTCTATCACCATTACTTGGTAGCTTATGCCAAATCTCAACTCTCCAATTCTCACCGGCGACGTGTCCGGTGGCCTGCACTCAACATCAGTTGACAAACTCAAGGGCCAAGCGGTCGCCAGCACAACCCCGACAAACGGGCAGGTGCTGACGTGGAACGGGACTGCATGGGCGCCAGCAACGGCATCAACGGGCGGTGGCGGCGGCGCTAACGGGCTGACATATTATCTCGACTTCAGCACCGAAGCAGACTCGCCGACAACCAACCTGCCGGGCACACCAAAAATGCTTGGTCGCACTGGATCCGCAACCGCATCCAGCACTACAACCGGCACGCTTACAGTCAACACCTGGACGCTTGTGGCCGGTTTTGTCAGTGAATCACTGCCGCAGGATCCCGCGGTGCTCGTCATTCCCGGCGGGCTGTGGGATTTCAACGTCTGGGCGTACGGCACTGCGAACATCAACTCGCCGACCAGCATCCGGGCAAAGGTCTACACATACGACGGCGCCAACGCGCCGACGCTGATTTCGACCTCGAGCGAAGCAATCATCAACACGGTATCGCTGCAGTTTACGCTGTCCGCGCTGGTGCCTCAAACAAGCATCACGGCGACCACGCGGATCTACGTCGAGGTGGAGGCGCAGGCCACAGCCAACAACCACACAGCGACGCTGCAGTTTGGCGATGGGCAGCCGAGTCACGTCCACACCAGTTTGCCGCTTGTAGGAGGCACCGGGCTCTGGAAAAACGTCGCTGGCGTGCTGCAATCTCCGGCGAGCCTTTTGGTTGATGCCGACGTTG